TCCATTATCTCAGAAAACTCCAAAAAGGTCAACAGGTAAATTCTTAATTAAATCAAGCAGTTACAGAATCGATTTCAACTTTCATGATCTTCATGTAGCTATCCGTTGCAGCCATGAATACATTGCTATGCTTCACACGGTCATATCTACCGATAACATTCTCGATGATCATGAAAGGAACCATCGTATTAGAAGCATTTTTGACAATCTTGACGCTTTTTACTGTTCCTTCGAGGATCCCAGCCAACGCAACCCAACTAATCCTTGTTCCCACTTCAATTGTGTTCATTCGTTTTTTCCGTTTGTTTGTTCAATATGTCCATCATACAGATAATTTGGATTTGGTCAACAGCAAACGTAACATTTCTGTAACTGCTTGAAAGTAAAGGAAATAATGTCCTACTAAACTGTATGGGTATTTTGTTCCCGTGCAATCAGGTTTAACACCGCAGTACTATGCTTGCAATAACGTCTAAACTGGAATCCAGTGCAGTCGCAGCTAGCCTTACCGTTATCAACGGTTACGATGTATTTTGATTGTTTGGATTTTGACTTGACGCTAAAAGTTCTTAGCGTAGTAGGCTGCTTATCGCTCTGATAGCCAACAACTCGCTCAAGAGCAATGATTCTTGTCATGCCATCGTTAGTCTTAATCGTTACATGCTTGGAGGGATTCTCCAACCACTTAGGATTAGCGACAACGACGCCGTGGTGGGTTGTAAGATTGAAGTCTTCCTTGCGATAGATGTAATGCGAAGGAAACTTCGTCGTGATTTCTATTGATTGGCCGATTGTGTACATGAAGCAGATCATATAGGATCCACTTCAGAAGGTCAACAGATGTTACTTTTCGAGATCTTTAATTTTTTTATCGAGTACTTTATTAAAGTCGTCTGCTGTGATGATTTCATCATCTATCACAAGGTCTATCGTTTCCTCAATTCCTCGTTTAATTCCAGCCTGATAGCATGCGTAACATGCAAGTAATAGAAGTGCAATTTCTATGATTTCATAAGTTGACATGCGGAAGCCACTTTTTAGTTTGTTTGATTAGGTCTTGTTTTACTTGATCCCAAGGCTGTCCTCTAAAGATACTTTTATAATAATTATAAGAACTTAGTTTCCTAGTCTTATCAATATTCTCAAGAATGTAAAGAGGATTCTTCTTTGGATAGTAAAAAAGAGTTTCTAGTGCAATATCGTGAGCATACGCATGAATTTCTTCAGGATCTGCTAGGTAGATTGCTTCGCTTTGCTTGTACTTCTTTCTAAAGTCTTTTTTAGAAATCTTATACCGCTTATCATACTTATACTTTTGTTGACGCTGATGTATCGTCTCGTGCTTAATTGTTTGAGATACTAAGAAGGAAAACTCTGTGAGATCACTAATTAGTAACTTTTTAATCTTAGTTGCATGAACAATATTGACAGCTCTTTGATCATCAACTGGATCATACCAACCTGAGACTGATAAAAAGTATGGAAGGAAGTAGACGTTCTTTTCACTGTGGAAAGAAAGCGTGGGAGTACTGAATTGTTGATTAAGCGTATCAATCAATTGTTTCCTTGAGACAGTTCCTTGATAGATAGGAAGGATTGCATTTTCAACTTGTTCGACAGTAGGTCCTAGTCTCATAAGCGGTACTCCTTTTACTTTATTTATTAAACCTTAATCGATGAAAAGTCTACTCCCTTCTTGATTGTCTGCATAAAGTTTATGTCTTCGAATGCATCTTCTTTGTTCTTAAAATTGGAATCAGATATATCCTGCTGAGCTACAGCTTCTAAATCGTAAAGTCTCATCTTAGCACGATCAATTCCAACCATAAACCTTTTAAAGTTATTTGGATCGCTATAACGATTCTTTAGCTGCTTAACCATAATCTGATTCATCTTTTGTAGATCTTCAGTAGATATCAATGCAAACATAAAGTCTGCTGTAGCAGGTAAACCAAACGATTCTGAAGTATCTGTCAACTCTACATCAGTGTTTGAGTAACCAGAACGTGTCGTTTGAGTAGCTGATACAATAGGCACATTGAACTCCACAGCCATTCCTCTCAACTCTTCAGCAATCCCCTTAATTAGTGTATAAGAGTTAACATTGGCACCAGGCTTATACCTGGCGCTTGCACAGATATTTAAGTAATCAACAAAAATAATATCAGGAACAAATGAGCGCTTTAACTTTAATTCATTCAGCAAAGCCTTAAAGTGGCCAACATGTGCAGAAGATGTAGGATACTCCTTCACTATCAGTCTACCCATTGCCTTTGCTGATATCTTTTGAATCCTATCTTCAAAGATAGATTTAGGAAGATCAGGCAATTGATCAAGCTCGACATTTAGTAAGTTTGCATCGATACGTTCTGCAATCCTTTCTTCAGCCATCTCTAAAGTAATATAAAGAACGTTCTTTCCTTGTGTCAACGCCCCAGCAGCAACATGACACATAAACAAACTTTTCCCAACGCCCGTTCCTGCAAGGGCAATATTCAATGTCTTGTTAGGTAACCCACCTTTGGTAATCTTGTTAAATAATTCGATATCAAAAGGTATTCTCGATTCAACACGATGATAGAAATCGTAACGATCGCTAGAGTTATCAAAATAATCGTGACCGACAGAATTATCAAAGCATACACCCAGTGCCTCCTGTAATAGTGAAGGGATACCGTCCTTAGATAGTTTCTTTTCTCCACCATCCAGGATCGATATCGAAGTCATGATTGCATTGTAGACAGCTTTCTCTTTACAGAAGTTTTCTGTCTCAGTAAGTAGCCATTCGAGGTTTGATTTTTCTGGTTGTAGAGATTGAATTGTTTCTACAACATCCTTATAAGTTTGCTCTTTTAGTGATGAGTCATTCTGACATGCAATGACAAGTGCTTCTGATGTTGGACAACTGTTGTACTTATCGACAAACTGCTTAATGTGTTTGTATATTGTTAGATCATTTGAGTCATTAAAGTATTCTTCTTTAAGAAAGGGAAACACACGACGCATATAATCTTCGTCGTGCATCAAGTTTTTAAGGATTGTTAGCTCTATACGATTCATCTAGTTCGATTGCGTCTTTAAGGATTTTATTAAAAATTAGACTGAATACTTCATGAAATGGGTCACTAGTCGAGAAATCTTTAGGATGACTTTCGTTTGCAGATATCGCATCAAAATCAACTGATACTTGATCCTCTTCGCCCATAGTAACATCATTAATCTTAACTGTCACGCCTTCATATTCCCCATCATTAATTCTGAAACCCCAGTTCTTAACTTCTTCGCTAGGGTCACTTACCCATGTACTATACGTTGGCAAACTCATCATCTATATCCTCATCTGTTACATCTTGGTTAATTAAAGAAGAGTTACTAACTTTATAACTATCTATAATGTATTGCTGAAACTCTTTATTTGTTAGGATTGGAACCCAAAACTCTTTAGTGTAAGTATCCTTTGCTCGATACTTTTGATCTTCACCTTTCCTTGAATACCAACCATTGGAAGGCTTAACAACAAATCCACCATCGAGCGCAACTTCAAGTAATCCAGACCACTTACTGATTCCACCTTCAAATGATACTTCAACAGGAATCTTTGACTTCTCTCTCACATAACGAGACTTCTCTACATTAATGATAAAATTGTATCCAGTCAAGTCTGTTCCATCTTTCTCTTGCTGACGACCAATGATATAAATGTTATCAGCAGAATAATAAACACCTGTGCCACCTGAAACGATGTCTTTAGGATAAAGTCCAATCTCTTTATACGTATGATTGACAACAATCATCGGTATATCTTTTAGAGTCAAGTGTGGAGTAATCATTCTAAACAATGACTTAAGTTGCTTTGCACGAGACATATCAGCAACAGACTTACCATCCAATGCATCTTCTACTTCTTTCTTCGAAGCTAGATTACCCACTGAATCCACAATAATGATAAGGTGATCACCACGTTCAATATTGCTAAGCTGAGCCATAGCATCGTGCTTAAGTTGCTCAATGTCAGTGATCGGCGTATGGACCACACGTTGAGTATCAATACCGAAACTATCAAAATAAGATTGAGGGCTACCAAACTCGCTATCATAAAAGAGAACGACTGAGTCATCATATTTG